TAACGTTTGTGTTTGAGTATGGCGAACTTGTCCGTGTTTAAAGAGAGGCAGTGGAACTCCAATGCCGTTTTGGTGAGGTCGAAGTCACTCCCGCGGGAAGTACCGTGAGCGCGGAAGAAGTTGGCCGGGGTAATGTCTCCGGCGTTTTTAGGATGAAGGATAGCCACGTTGAGGTAAAGGGGCTCATCCAAGTTGTTGCGCATAGAGAAGCAGATTTTGAATCCGCGGACGTTGATGATATTTCGCTCGCGGTTGTTCCTGTTAGGTCCTTGATCGCAGTTGCAGAGGTTTAATGTGTAGAGTGTCCTCGTGTCACGGGTGATGGCCGTGGACGTGCGGAACTGAAGGTTGGGCTTCGTGCTGGAAGATCCGAGGGCTTCACCGACGTTTTTGTTGCTGAATCGTGCCTTTTTAGCACGACGATAACCACTGCGACGCTTTCGATAGCGTCTGTATGCCCAACGGGCAATGCGACCGCCCGCACGCGCGGCGGCTGGACCATAACGCGCGGCCATACGCGCGTAGCGGTACTGTGGGACTGTCATTGTGATGGCGCGGCCTGCGCGCGCAAGAGCGAGTGAAGATGGCATGAAGTTTCAAAATTTCACGCCGGCATCAAGTTTGGACGTTTTTTGCTGACGATGCAAAAAAGTGTCAAAAGATATGAAAGGTGTCAACGGAGTCTTAGCCTACTATTACCTAAGACGACCTTGTCCCAGTACCAGTCTCTGTTCCATAAAATTGAAACATGCCTTCCATTCAGTCGAGGCGATGGGTTTTCACCATTAACAACCCAACCCAGCAGGATAAAGATCATGTCAGTTCGCTCGGAGAGCATGAACTCTGCCGGTACCTCGTTGTCGGCAGAGAGCGTGGAGAGTCGGGAACCCCTCACCTTCAGGGATTTGTCATTTGTAATCGATCAACTCGACAGTCTCGAATCGCGGGTCTCCTACCTCGAGCTCACCTCGAGATCACCCGCGGGACCTCTGAACAAGCATCTACCTATTGCAAGAAAGAAGGTGACTTCGACGAGTATGGAGAATTCCCAACTAACAACACCGGTAACAAGTACATCGAGGAGCTCACAGCATGGGGCGATGCCTTCATTGAAGCGGAAGGCCGAGCGCCGTCCTCGCCCGAGATCGCTCGAGCCCACCCGACTGCCTATCTCCGGTACCCCCGCATCTGTCGCCTCTTCGAAATGCGTGCCCCCGTCCCAAATCTACGCGAAGGAGAGCCACGCGACTGGCAGCGGAACTTGGAAGAAGAACTAGAGGCTCCAGCCGATGATCGTTCCATTATTTTCTACGTTGATCCTGACGGAGGTAAGGGCAAGAGTTGGTTCCAAGCGTGGTACCTGACGAATCATCCCAATGAGACTCAGGTGCTGTCGGCCGGAAAGCGCGACGACGTTGCGCACTCGGTTGATAAGTCTAAATCAGTGTTCTTCTTCAACATCCCCCGCGGTGGCATGGAATATATGCAATACACCATTCTTGAACAGCTGAAGGATCAGATGGTTTTCTCTCCGAAATACAACTCGCAGATGAAGTATCTACAGAAGGTTCCGCATGTGGTAGTGTTTTGTAATGAAGATCCGGACATGACGAAGATGAGTGCAGACAGATACATTTTACGTAACGATTACAACTAAACTCGAGAGAATTGACAACACTCGAGAGAATTGACCAGTAGGGCTAGACCCCGATAGGTTTAGGGTGTGGGGGAAACAGGACTAACACTTGGTGTCCCTGAAGTACATAATGTGCCTTTCTTGGAAGTTGCACGCATTTGTCGAGACGACCTCATTCTGTGCGCCGAAGAATCGGTCCATCCAGTAAACGAGATAGCAAGAGCCATCAATAGGCGCTTCCGATGTGGAAGCATCATAGCGCAGTTGGCGTTTGAGCTTGATATACCAATCCAAGTTGATATAATTGCGACCTGTGCCGTCACTGTAAGCCGTACCGCCTCTGGCACGCAAACGGTAACGTTTGTGTTTGAGTATGGCGAACTTGTCCGTGTTTAAAGAGAGGCAGTGGAACTCCAATGCCGTTTTGGTGAGGTCGAAGTCACTCCCGCGGGAAGTACCGTGAGCGCGGAAGAAGTTGGCCGGGGTAATGTCTCCG